TCGTAGCGGTCTTCGATAAATTGTTGCCGATGAATAATCTTCTCAAGCTGTGCAATTCGTTTTTCCATGTTTTTCTCCGTTGACCGTAGCCTTCTAACTTTTCAATGTCGATCACATCATTCCCCTAAATAGGTGCCAGCCGGCGTTATTGGATAGGTTGTTTTCCAAGACAGACAACCCAAAAGTAGATGATGCCGGCTGGCGTAAATCGTGCAACTGGTTGGCTATTGCTAGCTATCATTAGCAATGCATCGCGCCCACTTCGGAACATCTGCCACATCTTCCTCTTCGGCTTCCTCCGGACATATAACCTGTAGGCGAAACACGTTTCCTAATTTCCCTGTTCCAATCGTTACCGTTGCATTGATTGCGCCTTTTGAGATTTCTGATTCAAGGCGCTCGGCAACCGCAGACATCACTTCAAAATCAATTTCCATTTTTCACCTCTTTTCCATGTTGACCGCAGCAATCACGCGGCTTCCCGCAATTTCTCCGGATGCACAAACATAAGATGCGCACGATTCCTGCCACGGTCAATCCGATAGCAGCGCCCAAGTGCCTCAAGTTCCTTGAAATAAACGTTGATCGTATTGTTCGTGCGGTTCATGGCCCGCGCGATTTCCGGCGCGGTGGTCATGCCTTGCTGAATCAGCCGGAAGCACTCTTCGCGCTTGTCAATCCGGTTGAGATTGCGCATGGTGTTGTCTATCTCTTTGTCGTTTATAACCTTGGGGCGGGGAACTAGCCGGCCATTTGGCTTGATGAATGTTTTAAGTCCTAGCGTTATGAGTAGCTGGCTCATGATCCTTCCTTTTTAATTCGATCAACATAAGACGTATCAAAATGTTCGCACCCTACGCATTCCGCGCAATCTGAGCGGCATTCAAGGCGTCCGGTGTCGGGTATGGTTTTCCACAACTGTTCGCTTGTGTAATGACCGTTTCCCTCGTCTATCATCCTGAAACCTGCTTTGACGATCAGCGGCTTGCGGGTGCGCGGCTTGTTGTAACAGGCCGGCTTGTGGTCTGCTCCGCGCTGCGTTGAGGGGTGAACCTCATGGTTTAGGACGGCCATTCTTGGTTTCCTCGAACTCAATAAGCAGAGCAATGCAGTGTTTCGCTTTCTCAAGATCAGCAATGCCGCCTTTGTCACGAAATCGAGTGACATACTTGATGATGGTGTGCTGTAACGGATCAAGACCGTTCTGCATGCTGTATTGGAATGGCTGAATGGGGAGCTTGGAGTAGTGATCACCTCCAACTTGGGTATCAAATGCGCTCATGATCTAATCTCAATAGTTACCTCAACGCCAACAGCCCGGCAATCCTCGGCTGCGGCGTGGGTGATATGGGTTCTGTTATACAAAAGCACCAAGCGCAGCAATGGCTGATTTGGCTGATGTTAGTTGTGTTCCTGTTGCTTGAATCTGCGCCTCTAACCGCTTCATGCTGGCTGTAGATGAAAGCTCAGAAAGTGTGCCAAACATGGATAGGGCAGCGTTATGCTTAACCTGTTTGTCTTTTGACAGTGATTCGTAATTGACGCATATCAACTTTTTGGCGATGCGCTTTGCGTGCCGGCGAGAGTGTTCCCGCGCCTTGTCTGACAGGTCGATAATCTCGTTATCTGCCAGCCGTTTGATGCCCTCTTTGCGGATTACATCAAACACCATTCCTTTGTCGCGCTGGACTGATTTTCTGGCTGATTCCAGCGATCCGCGAAAGTGGCGAATATCGCGCCCGATGACTGCGGAAAGTTGAGCGTAGGTAATCACGCCACCGACCGGCATTTCTTCAATGGCTTTCACAATGGCCGCGCTGTCTGCGCTCAGTTGAAAGTCTGGTTGTTTCGTTTCCATTTGGATTCCTTTTGTTGGTTGAAAACCTTGCGTTGTCTTATCGTGTCACGCCGAGCCTATCCGCGCCGCGTCCCGCCTATCCTCACGTACATCGCTCAACCCGCTATTGCTAACGGGCTGAATGCTGCAAATGCCCTTGTCTTGCTATGCTCTGACCCGCCCTATCCAGATCTGTCTAGCCAAGCCCGGTAACGTCCTGACTTGCCCTAATGCTTTCGCATCAGTCAGCACCCTTAGCAAGATGCTGATTGCTGCGTCATGCCCTTGTGTTGTCTAGCCACGCTATGCCATGCCGAACCCGGACGCTTCGTGCCTAATTAGTTCCAAGCAATCGCCTCAACCTTGAAGCGACCATAAAACCCATTGTTACGAGGACGGAACCGACCAATGCCGATAAACGCGCCAGCCTGCTCCAAGACATTCCTGAACACTTCCTCAGTCACAGTCTCGTCAAGCACATAAAAAGTTACTTCGCCGCCCCATTCGTGGATCACCGGGAAGCATTTATCAACACGCTTGCCGCTACCTCTCACGCCGTCAGAAGGGACGAACAGCCACTCACCCTTAACCTCCTCTTTTTTGATCGGCAAAATCATTGCGTCAGTAACCAACACGCCAGCTTCAAAGTGTTTTGTGTAGGTGCTTTTCCCCTTGCCTGGAATCTGAATGCCAAGAAACTTTGCCGCTTCTGACAGGCAATTCTTGAATGACATGGGCGGGATAAACACACTTCCGTCATCAGTTACATGCAAACGATCTCGCCATGTGCGCGCTTCGTAGTCCTTAGCGTTTTCCTTCGCCAGCTTCTCTGTGGTGTAGTGCTTGGATTGCGAGTAGGGCGATACGCCACAGATGGTTACAGTTGCAGTTTTCATTTTTTTCCTTGTCTTGATTAGTTGATTTGAATGGTTACTACGACACCGCACGCCAAGCACTCAGCAACCGCATGGCGAAGCGATGCAATGGCCTGATCGCGCAGGCTCTCGAACAGATCAGGCGTATTGCTGCATACCGGCCTAACTTGCTCGATTACCTTGCGCTTAGGCTGCGCTTTCTTCCATGCGGTGAATTCTTCCAGCGCTTCCAGTGGTGCTGTGCCAGCCTGTACCGCACGCTTTAGGCAATCAGGGCCATAGCCATGCTGGATGCTTACAGGATTGCTCAGAGGCCGATTACAGGCTTTGCATCGCATGACTAGAAGGGGATCTCAGTCCCAAAGTCTTCCCAATCGTCTTTTTTCTTATCTTGCGGTGCGCTTCGCTGCGGCGCTGGCTGTCCTTCCTCCGGCTGCTTGCGCTGACCATCGCCGGCACTGCCAAGCATCTTCATCTCAGCGCCTTTGATTTCCGTGGTGTAGCGCTCCTGGCCGTCCTTGTCAGTCCATTTGCGCGTTCGCATGCTGCCTTCGATATAAACCTGCGAACCTTTTTTCAGGTACTGGCCGCAGATTTCGGCAATTTTCCCGAAGAAAGAAATCCGCACCCATTCGGTTAGTTCCTTCTTCTCGCCGGTCGCCTTGTCTTTCCAGCTTTCAGAACAGGCGATGCTGAAATTGCAGATTGCTTCTCCGCTGGCCGAATAACGCAATTCCGGGTCTTTGCCCAAATTTCCAACAAAAATACATTTATTAACTGATGCCATTTTTATGCCGCCTTTTTAAGATGCGCCGCTTGCGCGTGGGTTTGTTCAAATTCGGCAATAACCTGCTTGAAGTATTCGCGTGCGTGTTTAACCTTCTCGAGTATTGCCGCTTCTTTTTCAAGATCGCGCTTTACTGTCCATGTTGTGACGCGCATGTATTCAGGAATGCCAGAAACATAGTGAAGTTCCATCGGCTCAAATCCAATTAGCCGGTCTGGAGTATCAACGAGGCAGTAATTAACCTCCCACTCGTCAGCGTTCCAAAGCGCCATATATCCGCGCATCTGCCATTCATACAGCTTATCTACGCAGTCGGCTTCAAGTAGCGGGAATGTCTGAATTGACCATGATGTTTTAATGTCATGGCCGCGTTTCTCAGCTTGGTTAAAAAGATCGCATTCGCCGGTAATAAAGTCGTTTGATTTTCTCTGCTCGTTCTTTTGCAAAGAAAGCCCTCGGACATGGTTAAGCAACTCGATAGAGTCGCTTTCGCATTCAATCCCTTTCTCTATCGACTTGCTGGATACGGTGAAATCAACGCTGAATATTTCCTGCGCTGCTAACTCGCGGATATATGTTTTTGCGCCAACAGATAGCGGGCCTTCTATCTTTGTCTTTGGCTCGGTCATTAACTTGCCGATTGATGAGCATCTGAATTTCATGCTTGGCCTGCCATTTCAACTTTTGCAAGTTCTTTTTTGCGCTTGTCTTTTTCGGCAATAATCCGCTTCTGAGACTCTTTGTCTCTTATCCTTGATGCTTCCGCATAATGAATAGAGTACAAACCTTGCAGGGCTTCCATCGTTGCCGCTTTTTGAATCTCGGCGGCGATTGAATCAATATCGAATTCTTCCTGCTGATACCGGCTTTCTTCATCCTCGCCGGTTTCGATATTGAACAGCTTTAGGATGGCGTACTTCGTGGCGTAGCTTTGCGCCTTACCTGGTGCCTTGTCACCGTTATCAAGAGCGTGTGCGTTTTGTTGTGTAACGATCCGGTCTGCTGGATCATCAATATTCACAAACTCAATCTGATACGTCGCTTCATAGAGCCGCTGCTTTGCTTCCGGTTCTTTTGCGTTGAATACGGCACTCAAAACAGACGGCACGATTACTACGCCATGCTCAATCAGTGCGGCGCGAACCATGCCGGTTACTGCGTCATGAGTGACGGCTTTGTATGAGCCGCCTCCGGTGCTAACGGCCTTGTCCTTTTGAACGTAGCCGATTGCTTTGCGCACCGCGTTAATGCGCTGGTAAATGTTTAGGGTAGCCATGATCACGCTGCCTTGAGCAACGGCAGTTCAGTGGTCAGCGAGTCCAGGTCTGCATCAACAATGAGCAGGTTGTAGCCGTTTTCACAGAACAGGCCGATATCCTCTGTGGTGCCATCTGCCATCTTGATAATCAGATGGCGTGCATAGAACGGCTCGCTACTTGTGGAGCGTGAGAAGTCTTGAATGTTGGTAACTTCCACGGCGGTTACGTTGTGATAGCTGATATTTCGGCTCATGATGCGATCCTCGGTGTTCCATCAATTGTGAATGCCGCGTTTTCATAACGGGCGAGGGCTAGTTGTTTGGCTTTCTCCGCCGTCATTGCGGTGACATAGGCCACTTTCTTGCGTGCGTTCTGCGTCTTGTCGGCGTCAGATTTGAGCCGTAGATAGACTTCCCACTTCATGCCGCCTCCGAGTACGCGAGTTGCGCCTTCAAAAGCTCATCAGATGGCCCGAACTGCTTGATATTCAGCGCAATGTCACGCTGACTCATCCATAGCCAATCCTCTTGGCAATCTTCAATAACAGCCACCCTAGCGGCATCAGCGCCACGTATTGCGCGGCGCGGGTTGAACTCAATGAATCTGAACTGGATCATGCTGCCTCCCGTAAATCATGCAGACGCTCAGCGCGATCCTCGTCACACTGACGGCGCTCGGATGCCATATGCTCAAACGCCTCTTGCTCAAGCTCGGTGATCATTTCCCGGCACAGGTCAGGCTTAATGTCGATGCCGCGAAACTTGACAAAGGTGATTGATACTTCTTCCGGCTCGGGTGGCTCGTTAAATGAGCCTGGCCAGCCTCGGGTGTAGTCAAACGCTACCGTTATGTCCTGTTCGCCGATTTCGCCGAGGTCGATTGTGGTGTCGAAGCTCATAGCATTGATACCCAATGAGCCAGCAGTCCTACCCATGCGAGAACGACGATGGAAAAGCCTGCGGCGACGATAAGATCAGCGGCTTTCAGGTCGCGCTCGTCTGATGCAGCGCGGCGGGCTTTGAATTCTGCGGTGGTCATGCTGCGATCCTCCATTTGTTATCCATTTGCAGCGTCAGATACTCCCCGCGAAGCCGGTGCCACTCTTTGCGAGTAGCGATCTGAGCGATGATGATGCGGTTGATTGTCTCGGCATCGCGTACTAGCTCAAGGGCTAGCGATTGGCCGTCTAGCGTGATTTCCATACTTCTAATCTGAAACCAGAGGATTAGCTTTTTCATGATTACCTCGGAAAAAAAGAACGCCGGGACTCTCGTCGACCGGCGCTAAACCGGCT